GGAAAGCGACAGCTCCAAGGTGCGTGAGGGCGTCCTAGAGTGGTGGGATCAGGCCATGCAAACACGCCTTAACGATCCACGAACTGGCGCCTTTATCATCATTATGCAGCGCGTCCATGAGCAAGACCTAACCGGGCACATCCTAGCCAATCAACTTGGCGATGAGTGGGATCACCTAATGATCCCGGCAAGGTACGAAATTGGCGCGCCAAATCCTATGAGATCCAGCCTTGGCTTCACAGATCCACGCACCAAGGAGGGTGAGCTGCTTTGGCCTGCAAGAATTGATGAGAAGACCCTATCGACCCTAGAGCGCAGTCTTGGCTCCTACGCAGCCGCTGGGCAGCTACAGCAACGTCCTAGCCCCAAGGGTGGCGGTATACTCAAGGCAAGCTGGTGGGTTCCGTGGGAAAGCCAAGATATGCCAGAAGTCGAATATGTTTTGCAGTCTTGGGATACAGCGTTCGAGGCCAAGGAAAGTTCTAGCTTTAGTGCTCGAACAACTTGGGGCGTGTTTCGCCATAAGGGCGCAATGTGCGCTATCGTGCTGGAGTGCTGGTACGACAAAGTCAGCTACCCAGAACTACGCAAGATTGCCCAAGAATCCTACGAGGAGTGGGAGCCCGACGCAGTGTTGATCGAAAAGAAGGCGTCTGGCCAGTCTTTGCTGCAGGATTTGCGTATGGCTGGTGTTCCAGTATTGGCATATTCTCCTGACCGGGATAAGGAAGCCCGTGCTCATGCCAGCTCTGCACTTTTGGAAGACGGCAGAATTTACTACCCATCTGACAAGAAGTGGGCTAAAGATTTAATAGATATTGTTGCGGCGTTCCCTGCACACCCCAATGATGATGTTGTAGATACCTGCACGCAGGCGTGGTTAAGATTAAGAAAAGGTTGGTTCCTTGGGCATAGTGAAGACCCAGAAGAAGACGAAATAAACGAACCTCAGAGGATGACACTGTATGGCTGATCCAAAAATTATCCCATTTGCTGAAGGCTTACCTGACGACAGCCTAATGGTTGAGGAGCTTCCCGACGGCGATGTTTTAGTTGGCGATCCAGAATTAGACGCTATGGACGAAGCTGATTCAGCTCAGTTCGACCAAAACCTAGCAGAGACAATTGATGAGCGTGAACTAAAGCGCAAATCACAAGAGCTAATCAGCTATTACGAAAATGACCGTGCAGCCAGATCCGAATGGGAAGAGCGCTACAAAGATGGCCTCAGAACATTAGATCCAGATGGCGGCATGGAAGAGAACGAAAATGAGCGCGCAACACGCGGCTTATCAACAGTTGTGCACCCGCTGATTGCAGAGGCCGCTACGCAGTTTAATGCCAAGGCAATCGCAGAGCTTTATCCGTCAGGTGGCCCGGTCAAGTCGGTCGTTATCGGAACTCCAGATCCAAAGGTCGAGGAGCAGGGTCGCCGCGTCCGTGAATTCATGAACTACCAGATCACGCAGGAAATGCCTGAGTATTTCCCTGATCTTGATCAGATGCTGTTTCACCTGCCGCTGATCGGTCATACGTTTAAGAAAGTATGGTGGGATGCTAATATGGATCGGCAGTGTAGCCAGTTCGTAAAAGCCGAAGACTTTGTGGTCGCCCCAGAGAGCAAAGACTTATACACCAGCCCACGCTACACCCACGTCATCCGTATGCCGAAGAATGACTTCAACCGCTACGTTAAGAACGGATATTACCTGCCATCAAAGTATGGCGATGGTGGTGACGGTATCGATCCGTCGGACGATGTTATTGGTGAGATTGAGGGCGTAGATCAGTACGACGATAGCAACGATAACGTAATGACACTGCTCGAAATGCACGTCTACGATTTGTTCGATGGCATTGACGGCGAGGAAATGGATGACGACGACGAGGACGACAACGCAGTGGCGATCCCATATGTCATCACGATTGACTATGACAGTCAGGCTGTCGTGGCGGTTCGCCGTAACTGGCGCGAAGATGATGAGATGAAGAAGCGCCGCGACTGGTTTGTGAGCTATAAGTTCCTGCCCGGTCTAGGGTTCTACGGCTTTGGTCTTTACCACATGATCGGTGGATTAGGTAAAGCGGCGACTGGATCTTTACGCGCATTGCTCGACAGTGCAGCCTTCTCGAATATGCAGGGTGGATTTAAGCTGCGTGGTCGCGTTCAGGGCGGCGATATGCAGATCTCCCCCGGCGAGTTTGTTGACCTCGACAGTACGGTTGATGACGTAAACAAGGCAATTATGCCATTGCCGTTTAAGGAGCCGTCGGGCTCTTTGTTTAACTTGCTTGGATATATGGTTGACGCAGGCCAGAGATTTGCCAGCACCGCCGATTTAAACATTGGCGACGTAAACCCGAATGCCCCAGTTGGCTCCACGGTTGCGTTGATTGAGCAGGGCTCCAAGGCATTTAGTGCAATTCATAAGCGCCTGCATTACGCGCAGGGCCAAGAGTTCAAACTTCTTGCGGAACTTAACTCTGAAAATCTCCCTGACGAGTTTAGCTTTTCGCAGGCGGGAGCTGCGGAGGTTATCTATCGTTCTGACTTCGATGATCGCATTGATATTGTCCCAGTGAGTGATCCGAATATTTTCTCGACAGCCCAGCGCATCTCGCAGGCGCAAGCGGTTCTTGAAATGGCGCGATCAGCTCCGCAGCTTCACGACCTATACGAAGCATACAAGCGGATGTATGAGGCGATCAGAATACCGAACATTGACGAGATCTTGAAGAAGCCAGAAGACGCGGTTCAGATGGACCCGATTGATGAGAACATGAGCGTGTTGTACGGCAAGGCAATTCGAGCTTTCCCAGAGCAGGATCACGAATCTCACATTGCGGTTCACATCCAATTTATCCAAGATCCGTCACTTGGCGGCAATCCCGGCGCGGCAGCTATGCAGCCAATTCTGATTGCTCACATAGCGGAGCATATTGCGTTGCTATATCGTCAGCGGATGGAGGCAAGTATCCAGATGGAAATGCCACCAATGCCAGATTTCAAGAACCCAGACTTTAGGTTCGACGCAGTTGACCCAGAGATGGATCGCCTGATTAGCCAACGTGCGGCACAGGTTGTGCAGGCGGCTCCACAGATGAAGCAAATACAGGCTTTAACTGGTGGCCAACAGAAGGGCCAAGAACAAGCCAATCCGTTGCAGTATGCACAGCAATTAGCGCAACTTGAGACTGAGGCTTTAAAGGCTCGTACTCAGGCGCAAATCCAAGCCGACCAAGCCAAGGCTAAATCAAGCATTGAGATCAAGCAGGCAGAAGCCCGTCAGGATCTTGAGATTGACGCGGCTAAGGCGCAGGCTGATATGCAGGCTAAGATCAGAAAGCTAGAGGCTGAATTGCAGTTAGAGCGCGAAAAGAACGCGGCTAAAATACAGATGGAGATGATGAAGAATGTACCGCCAACCATATAATCTGCCTCCAGTAAATCCTGCCGCATTTGGCGGTCTGCCTCAAGGTCAAGAGGGCGGTCCACAGCAGGCTCCCCAAGGAGATCCGCAGGGCGGTCCACCTATGGATATGAACAAGTATCTGATCGATAAGGTTATGGAGATAAAGCGGCGCATGAATGGCGAAGGCGGTATGGGCGCGCTGGGCGCAATTTCCAATGCGATGATGCAACAACCACAAGCACAACCGCAGCAAGCTCCACCGCCACAACCACCAATGGAGGCGTAATGGAAAACAGATATACACCCGGCGCTTTAGCAGACATAGATCTTAGAAACGCAGAGTTACCATTTTCTGGTGGTGCTAGTTATTATGTTGGTCCTGACAGCTCTAAGAAAGAGATAGATCTTAGGTTTGATAATAGATCAATTACTCCATCGATTGGATACACTGACGAAAGAGGATCTAGGTCAGATGGTTTTGTTAACATGGACAGCACGGCCAAGACTGTCCGTCTTGGATTGGATGGCGAAACCTCACTGGGTCCAGTTGACCTACAGGGATCGGCTTCTGCGGGAAGAACCAGATCCAATATAAATTTTACTGATCCATCTACAGGTGCAAGTCTTTTTAGCAATCCGAATGTCGGAACTTTCACCAAGATAGGCATTGGCGCAAGAATTGGCGCGTTTAGTTTAAATGCAGAACGACAAAAAAGAACTGGATCTGACGCGAATTATTATGGCACTGTTGGAATGAATATTGGTGAAAATTCAAGATTGCAGTATTCAGATAGCAACACAGGCACACCTACAGTTGGCTTTAATTACAGGATGGATTTCTAGTAATGAATACTTTTATAGATCGTGTGAATGCAATTGTTCAGCAGGACCAGCAACCGACAATGAGTGCCCCAACTGAGCCTGCCTACCCAGATGCAGGAATGGGCGCGTTGGAGAACGTGGCTAACAATGTCCCACGGCAAACTATGATCCGAAATCAGCCGCATATGCTGGCGTACATTAACCCGCAGGAAGAGCAGATGTTGCGTGATATGGGTGGATCTGGATTACCGGGGCCTGACGGTGTGCCTGCTTATGATCACAATTGGGTTCACAGTGGGGCTCAATCAGTTGGAAGTTCTATAAGCACTGGTTATAATTATGTTGCCGATAAGGTTAGCGATGCTAAAGAGTATGTTAGCACTGGCTTAACCAATACGTTCACTGGCGGCGGTGCAGATGATGTGGGTAACTTCGGTTTGCTTGGGGATGCACTGGGCACTGTTGGCGATACTTTAGGAATTACAAATTACGGCACTAATCTTGGTGCAGGCCCAGTAGAAGAAGTTACGACAACTGTACTTCCAGAATTTAAAGACACCAAAGGCGGTATTCACGAAACACAAGCAGCCGCAAATATAATGAACACCAAAATATCAGACGAAGCAAACAGAGTTACTGCTGTAAACTCTGGTATTAAATATGTTCTTGGAACTGGGCCATTTAAAACATTTAATATTAATTTTCTAGATGACTCTGGAGCAAGATACGACACAGTAGAGGAAGCTATAGCTGCAAACGCAACCCTTGCATCTCAAGTACCAGTTGAGACTGCTGGTGCGCTGCCTACTGACGATACGACTAGCGTAGGCGTATTGGATAAAATAATCCCAGACACTGGTGAAAATACTGCGTTGCAAAATCTTGGAAATCTCGTTTCGTTCCTTGGCGACAAGACTTATGTGGATGGCGTTGAGGTAGAAGACGAAAGATCTTTCGCAGAGAAAATAGCAAATTTAACACTTTTTGATGGGGCATACTATGATCCAACTGGTAAGCTGGTTGAAGTAAGCACTGGAGACGATCTGACTGGCGGCGGCACTGCTGATGGTGTGTTTGGAGAAAACTACGTCTATGGTGTTGCTGATAGCGCGGAAACCGGAGCGGAAGTGGACACGACTGGTATGTCAGACGACGAAGCAATTACAGCGCAATTAAGCAATGATTTGTTAAGGGATATTCCACCTAGTAGCTTAGAGTATTTTGCATCGTTCTTTGGTAATGCTGTAATACCTATCTTTGGCAACTATCTTACGGGTAAAATGCTTGACGCTGACATTGCTGGCCGAAGGGCAATTGTAGATGAACAAATAGCTGCTCTACAGTCTGGCGCCACGCCACTTTACGATGAGGATGGTAATTACACTGGCTTTGATCGTTCTACTATGACTGGCAATGTTAGTACTATTTTAGACGAATATGGTGCAGAAGGATTACTCCCCGGCGGCTTGCCAAAAGCTGTAGCCGACGATGAAAATAAGCGTTTTCAGACAGTATTTGATGTTCAATCTATTGCCGCTGAAGCAGATCCAACTGGTATGAGTACAGAAGATGGCTTTATTACCAGCGGGGGGACAGAGTATTTTATCAACGGGGATGGTAGTGTCCAAGAGGTTGTAGATGGCGTAATAGAATACGACGACGCAGAAAGCGGCGAAACTGTAGAAAGTGTGTATGGCCTTGAAGGCGGCGACAGCGCACAAACATTTAGTGACGGAGATCCAGTAGTTAAAAGCATATACAATAGGTTTAGAATAAGCGGCAGCACTGCTGGATTACCATTCTATATGTCAAAATGGATGGATGGCGTAGATTTCGATGAGCGTTTAGAAAAAGTTATGGTAGACGGTAAGGTAATGTATAAGAATACCGAAGGTGACGTTATATCTGCGGAAGATCTTAA